GGGGACACAAGGATTTTCAGTCCTTTGCTCTACCAACTGAGCTATGGCACCAACTTTCACAAATCGCGATTTATCATTTGCGGGTGCAAAGGTAATACTTTTTTCTGGTTCCTGCAAATTTTTCGGGAAATTTCTTTCAAAAAAAGATAAAAAAGTCTATTTTTGTTGGTATTATCCATTATTTAATGTACCTTTGCAGCAGAAATCGGGATTTAGCGCAGTTGGTAGCGCACGTCGTTCGGGACGATGAGGTCGCTGGTTCGAGTCCAGTAATCCCGACCAAAAGCCGTCAGATGTTCCGTAAACACTGAGGATTTGCCTTGGTCGTGGCCAAAATGGTCGGTACAATTTCGGTATCATTCCTATACAAATTATTAAAAATAGGCTGTATCTGAAAAAAATTAAGATATGGCTAAAAAAAATTATGCTCCAAATTCGAATGACACAATTCTTAGCAGTGTCATTGGCTGGAAACCTCCAGTTTTGCATCAGAAATCAGAATGTTATATCTCCTTCTTGGCGTTTGATCCAGGAGTCAACCGCATGAGAAAGAAAAAAATTATGCTTGACCATATCAAGGGCAAGCGGAACCAACGTGTCTATGCCGACCAGGTTATTAAAAAACTCACCGAGAAACTTATGGCAGGATGGAATCCTTGGATTGAGGAGCTGCAGCCCCTGGAATATACTAAATGGGATGACGTTCTCGACAGGTATAAGTCTTATCTGGCCAAAATGTGCAACGAGGGTAGTATGCGTGAGGAGACTTATGTCGACTATAGCAGTCGTCTCAGAATCCTGGAAAAATGGAAGCAAGAGAAAAGAATAACTCTCAACTACTCCTACCAATGGGACAAAAGTAATGTGAGCAAGTTTCTGGATTACATTTTCATCGACCGGAACAATACTGTACTGACCCGCAATAACTATCTTGCCTGGACTAAGAGTTTTTCTGCTTATCTGTTAGCTCGAGGGTATATACCTAAGAACCCTACAGAAGGCCTGGAACGTATCAAGAACAGGCAGAAGAAAAGCAGAGATGTCATACCGGATTGTACCATGCAGCTCATCAGAGACTACCTACAGGAGCACAACAAGCACTATCTGCTGGCTTGTGAGATCATCCACTACCTCTTCATCCGCCCTCGCGAGATATCCTATCTCAGAATCTGCGATATCCATGTAAAGACTCAGACAATCACTCTGCATGGCGAGAACACAAAGAACGGCAATGATGCCGTGATCACCTTGCCGACTCATGTCATCAAGCTGATGCTGGAACTCAACATCTTCTCACACCCAGGGCAGGACTACCTCTTCTCTGACGGTTTCTGTCCAGGACCAGAGAGAAAGAACGAGAAAATGTTCAGAGACTACTGGACTCGTGTCTTGAGAAAGGAACTGAAACTCTCACCTCGCTTCAAATTTTATAGCTTGAAGGACACAGGCATCACCAATATGCTACGGGCCAATGCCGATGTCTTGTCGGTCAGAGACCAGGCGAGACACTCATCTATACTCATCACAGACATCTATACGCCTAAGGATATACAGAAGGCGAATGAGTATATCAAGAACTATCAGGGTATCCTATAATATAATAAAGGTGGAGAGCTAACTGCTCCCCACCTTATTATATATATTATGATAGCATATAAAAATATCCCGTGTAAACTGGCTCGATGGCATCGTCCTTGACTTCCATCTCTATCTTCTCGCACACATATTTCTTGTTGCGTATGATGTATATCTTGGATGGATCCGGTATCTCATCTGACTGAAACTTGACCTCCATGCAGTTTTTATTGTCTATTCTGAGAGCATTATCATGTAAGAAGCCTAGAGTAACAACATCATTAGTAGATTTCGTACAAATCGACAGAGAGTAAGGATACTTGTCTTTAAATGTTCCTCCTCCGTTCCCACCAAATCCTCCTTCGGCACTACCACAATATTCTTTATTTATTCGGTAGTCGGTTTTGAATTTTGGCCACCTAGACTTCGCTCTAACCCAACTAAATTTGTTGTCATCCTGTACTTCTCCTGGAATAATGAAGAATATATTCATGCATTCCTGATCATCTTCGGATTTGTCGAGTGTTGACTCATCATCAATCGCATCCTGCACGGATGTGTAGCTGAATCCGTCATCATCAACATCGCACTCCTTTGAATCCGGCTCCTTATCATTAGGTATTGAAAGAAGGCATCGCTTCTCGTAGTAATTATCATCCAAGATTGCTGTTTTGAAATTGATATCTTCTACAACTTGTGCTGCAGGAGATATGTTAAGTTCAACATAGTCATCAGAAGAACTGTCCCTGATTAATGGTGACCAAACGCCTGCCAGCTGCCATGTTTTCGAGCCCTCATTCTCTACATATATGTAGTAACTACCATTACACTCAATGATGGTCTGTCTTTTTTGTTTTTCAGACCATGACTGTGTTGTACCTTGGAACTGATTTTGCGGGTCCCAGGTAGCTGTACTATGGACTATTTCAAAATTCTCGAAGACTTTTTTGGAAATAACTTCATAGTTATCTCTGTTTGCAGAATCACCCAGATTATACTCCAGATTTGCTGTAGATGACGTGGAGAAGGATCCGTCTTCGTCGTAGTCCGTTGTGTATTCGGCCAGAGGCTCAATCGCTACGGAATCTGCGGTTGTCAGCTCTGATTTTTTGATAACAGAACAAGTTTTTTGGATATCATCAAAAACTATGGTGGCATTGAAAAGCTTTCGAAATTCCTCTATAAAAGTATAGCTCGACCAATGAGGAAGTGCCCTTCGCAGCTCACGAGTCTTGTAGGCCGATGCGATATACAGGAGGTTCCACGGCTTGCAGTCGAAGTCGTTGCGCTTGAGAGTATATCCCTCGTATTCTACTACCTTACGGAAGATATACATTAAGTTTGGCTGAACAGCCAGGTTCATGATAAATGGTGCATTGTAGCCAATAAATGCTTTCGTTTTATCTACTCCGACAAAATTGGCAATCATATCATTTGTTTCGTCCCGTACAGGAACAAAACACCATTTACCCTCTACTCCCAGGAACTTCGATTTATCATCATCCAATCTATAGATGTCATTAATCTTCTGAAAACCTTTCCATCCTTGAGACCAGCCCTTATCAACTGTATAACCGGGCTTGTCAGCTGTGCCAAACGGAATCTCATCGATGTAGTGCTTGGTCATGCGGTCGTTGAACTTGATGCGGGACTTGCCTCCGACTATCTGCAGTTTGATTTCTTTCTCATTCACGGAGAGTATGGTACCAACACCGCTCATGATGAGCTGGCTGTTACAGTACAGCTTGCAGTCATCGTATTTGGCGATATTCTTCTTGACTTCCAAGCGTGAGACATTTTTGAAAATGACACGGTTCTCCAGGATATTCATGGGGAAGGTGATGTCATAGGTGTACTCACCATCATCGGTGACATACTGGTTGGCGTATGTCACCTTGATGGATGATGTAGAAATGGGATAGGCCTTATGGCCATTGATGATGCATGTTATCATATTCCACTACTTATTGTTTAAAATGCGCTGATAATCCTGCAGTCTGCGGTGCAGACCTCTACGACCAGATATCGGAACCTCAACCTCAATGCCATCGTCAAGAGTCTGTGTCAGACGGCTGACGGCTGCATTGACACCATCGAGGGACTGGCGTACCTCGGTGTTATCATTATTGACATTGACAACAGGAGCTACCACGGTACTGCTACCCTGTCCCAGAGAACGTGTGATATCATCAGCGGTCAGCGAACCAACAGTATTGGTGCGCTGGGCCCTATCGATGAGGTCAAGAGCCGGACGGATGGATGAGTTGTTGACGGCATTGTGATTAGCCACGAATTCGCCTTCATGCACAACTCCAGCCTCCTTTCGGTAGCGGTTGCCACCGGTGTAACCACCCTCGTAGTAACCTGCTGCCTCTGCCTGGTGTTGCTTCTTGATGGTTGCAATCTGCAGCATACCTGCTGCGGTTGCCATGCCGGCAGCGATAGGAGCCATGACCCAACCAGTGACAGGGATGCTGGCTGCTGATGAGTAGGCGTTGATGGCTGCCATGGCGGTTGAAGCGATTGCCTGAGCTATCTCAATCTTCATTGACTTCTTGTTGGCCTTAGACTTGGCAGCGGCTAACTCCTTGTCACGCTTCTCCTCCAACTTTTTCTTCTTTTTCGAGTTGTTGCCAGCTGCAGCAATCTGCTTTTCGTAGTTCTTGGAGATTTTGGCTTGCTCTAGGTCTGAGCATGCCTGAGCGTATGCTGATGCAGCAGAGAGAATATTGTTGATGCCATTGTATGCAGCAGATGTCTGCTGCACCATGTTATCGAGGAAGTTGGCGGTGACCTGCGCCTTCGCCTGCATGTATGCAGCATGGTTCTGCTTGTCGTTGCCATACAACTCCTTCAATTTCTCCATTGTGTTCTGGTAATTCTGAATCTGTGAGGAGAAGTATCCTCCCAAAGTTGCATTGCCGGTCGACTGGGACTCCCCTGCTGCAGCCCTGGCGCTGTTGACCATCTCAGATGACTTATCATTGATTTTTATTTGAGCGCTACCTGCTCCATGATCATCTGCATCAATTTGCGCTCTCTGGGCAGCGAACTGCTTTGTTATCTCCAACTTCATCTGCTGATACTCCTCCTCCTTGATCAATCCCTGCTTGTAGAGATTGTCAAGGCCATTGGTGTACATGGTCTCCTGTGCCTGCAAGTCTTGCTTACTGAACTGCTGACGGAGTTCACGCAGCTGGTTCTGGTATGACTCCTGCATCTGCAGCTGGTGGTCTAGCTCAGCCTGTTCCATCTCAGCCTTCAAATCCAGCCACTCCTCGCTGCCCTCTCTGTCTTTGTAGAGTGCAAGACGTTTTTTCATGGCTTCTACATCATTTTTATATAGGGCTTCATTGAGAGCGGTATCATTCTGATAGATTTTCGAGTTGACATCATAGTACTGAGCTTTGATGCTAGCCTCCTTCTGGAGGCGTTCACGCTCAATAGTCTGTTCATTCATCTTCTGAATGGCAGCATCATGCTGCTTGACAACGTTGACCTCGTTGTCAAGTAACTGCTTGTACTCATTACTCTCAGCACCATACAACTGCTTCAGCTTGGCAAAACCCTTAATTTGGATGCTCTGTCTGTCATCGATGAACTGCTGATAGGTTATCTTGCCTTCTGCATAGGCTTTGGCGTTGTCTGCCATCAGTTCGTTTGTCTCAGCCTTGATGCTATCGGCTGCCTGCTTCTGCTTGCGCTTGGCTTCTGTCTGTCGCTTGCGTGCCTCGGCTGCAGCTGCCTTCTCTGCCTTGGCACGAGCCTTGCGCTCTTTGTCAGAAGCTTGATGAGTGCCGGTTGTTCTCTTCTGCTTAATGATGGTACCATCATTGGCCTTGCCATTGAAGCCATTGTTGCGCCATGGTTCCGGATCATAGATTTCGAAGTGCTGGGACTCCAACTCATTAATCTTGGCCATGAGTTTCTGCTGATACTGTTTTTCTCGCTCGATATCCTGAAGAAGCAGGTCCTTGTGTTCGGCTACGAAGTTTAGTTTCTGGGTCTTGCCACCTGCAAATGGGTTGAGGCGATCCCAAAATCGCTTCCAGTAGCCTCGATTGTCGTTATCTCCCTCTCCTAACAGGTCTTCTGCCTCAGCCTGCTTAGCTATAGACTCAGCCAACTTCTTCTGCAAGCCATCGATGACGATCTTCTTCTTCATCATGTCGATGTACGACTGAATCTGCCTTGTTGCCTGACCTGTGCGAACAGCCTCTTCAGTAATGTTGCCCAGGTGCTGACTCATCAGCTTGCCGTTGAGTTCCTCCAGTGCAGCCTTGCGATCGGACTCGGCACTGGTATTTGACTGGATAGCAGATACCAGGCGCATGATGGATGCCTCCTCTTCTGCTGCCTGCTTGTTGGCATCTGTCACGGCATCATTGTAGTCACGCTGAGCCTGCTCAGCTGTTCTCGTCTTTTTAGAGAGTGTGACGATTGCGGCTGTCAGACCGGCAACAACAGCTATCACGGCTGTGATAGGGTTGGCCAACAATACCTTGTTCCACAACATCTGCGCTGCGGTGGTCAGTTTTATCTCACGTGTCAACGCCATCTGAACAATTGCCATGGTCTTGAGAGCAGATGTCTTGAGCCCCACAAGGACTAGATGCGCCTTTTCGCGTAGAATCATGATGTTGAGCCATGCCATCTGCGCCTTGTCTGCTATCAACTTTGCCTTAGATACTGCAGTATAAGTGACGATGGCAGCTGTCAGCACAATTAATATGCGCCAATAATCTTTGACGAAGTCAACGAGTGTTGAGAGTGCTCGGACACCTAGACTGGCTGCAGATATGCAATATCGTGCTGCAGGATAGAGTTTCTGGCCCAGTTCGATGGAGAGATCCAGGAACTTCTTGCTCGCCTTGTCAAGTTGAGCCTGTACATTTTCGTTCTGTGTTTCGAACTCATTGAGGACGGATGTGCCTTCGGAATATGCTTCGCTTGCCAGGTCCTGGGCAGTCTTGATGTCATCGAGCTTGTCTGCGAGGACGGTGAGGACACCTGTCGCTCTGGAACCATCCATCTTCATTTCCTCGAACATAGGTGCGAGGTCTGCGAATCCACCCTTGGCTCGCATGGCTGCCAGGAATTGGAGGAGTGCGCCATTGGCGTCCTCCTTTAACGTCTTTGCGAATTCCTTGACATTTAGACCTGCAATCTGAGCAAACTTTGCGGAGTCCTGGAACATTTTTGCCAGAAGGTTCTGCACAGCTGTTGCTGCCGTTTCATCTTGCTGCATGTTCTGGTCAAGGACAGAAGCGAGACCCATGATCTGAGCCTGTGTAAAGCCTGCCTGTTTTCCGACTCCTGCCACACGGGCGGTGAAGTCAACGAGATATCCGGCCGAGGCAGAGGAATTCTGAGCCAGTTCATTTACTGCAGAACCTGTCGCCAACATGGCACCTCGTAGACCTTTGGTTTTGTCTTCGCCGAACATCTGGGCGAGTTTACCGATTTGGGAGACGGCTTTATCGCCGAGGTCATCACCGAGGGCGACATTGATCTTGTCGGCACCATCGACGAACTCCTCAACTGCTGCAGTCGATGTGATGCCGAGTCTTCCGGCATCTTCGGCCAGCTGGTTGAGCTTCTGTCGAGGGGTTCTGGTGTCCATCTTTTTGAAGTCCTCGTTCATGCGCTCAACCTCCTCGGCTGCCTGACCAGTATATTTGCGGACGTTGGTCATCTCATCGTCCATCTTGGCATACTCCTCCACACACTTTTTGACGGTGAAGGTGATGCCGGAGATGGCAGCGACTGCACCGAGAGCTAGTCCCTGCATACGGTTGAACCAGTCTGCCGAGCGTTTGATCCAGGACTCCTGGGCAACGCCCTCGGCTCTGACTGCCTGCAGTTCTGCCTTCAGCTGCTTGGCCTTCAGCTCCATCTGTTTGAACTGCTCGGTACCACGTTGCATGCCCTGCATCTGCTGGTTTAGAGCCTTGATGGAGTACTCCAGGTCACGGATGGAAGAGGTCTTGAGGTTGGACATGGTGTTGTTGACGAGCTGCATTTGTCTCTTGGTCTCCTTGATGTCCACGTTGGTGCTGTCAATCTCCTTGTCATACTGCTGCATGAGGGTGACCACCTTCTTCTCGCTCTGACGGATGCGTTCCAACTCTGCCTCAACAAGTTTCAGCTGCGAAGCTCTGGAGGCGTACATGGTTGATGTCGGGTCGTAGTCAGCCATCTGACTACGTAGCTTGGAAGCTGTGAAGTTGAGGTCATTGAGTGAAGCATGTTTCAGGTTTGACACCGTTGCGGTCATGCGTCTCGCTTCCTCATCAGCCTTGCGTGTCGCGCCCTTCAGGGCAAGCATCTGCTCCTTAACCTTGGAGAGTTGAGCGTCCAATTTTGCGAAGTCTGAAGGGTCAGACGCTGCCTTCATCTGCCCCTTCAGATGTCTTGCTGCCTTCTCCAGCTGTCCGAGGCTTGCACTTGACAGGTTGTCGAGTGTCTCCTTGACGCTCATGGTTGAGTTCTTGAATTGCTTCATCTCTCGCTCTGCGGCCTTCAGATCTTTCGCAAGAGATGCGCCTAAACGGGAATCGCCCGCCGAGAAGGCATCTTGTTTTGCCTTCTTCAGACGAGCGACTCTGTCCTCTAACTCTTTGAGTCGGTTCTTTGCCTCCTCAGAGTTGAGCTTGATGACTGTTGTATATACCTCTTGTCTTGCCATTATCGGGTGACTTGTATATAGCTGTTATATAATATGTTGGAATGGGGATTGAAGTTGATGACCTTGATGTCATAGCCTCTGGTGCCCCATCGCCACCAGAGGAATCTGTGCTTGTACTGTCTGTAGACGATGGTCTGGAGACTGTCTCTCGCCTTGTATGTCAAGATGGAGTCTGCCGTGTTGAGACGGAGACTAAGCCATCGGTCGCTGTAGGTATAGACTGAATCGCTGCGGTCAGTCTTGACCGTATCAGCAGTACTCAGACTCGTGCGCTGGTCTGCCATGACCTGGCCAAGACGAATGTCCAGGTCATGGAGCAGTTGGCGGTCGTAGGCTTGAAGTTTGTACTCCTCTTCCTTCATCTGCAGCACCTGCTGCGTGATGACTGTGACAGAGTCTCGGATGGTGTCTCGCTCGGCTGGAGCATACTGAAGTTTCAGTCCATTAAGCTGTTCTCTCAGTTCCTGCTCCGCTTGCTGCTGTCGATGGTCAAAAATCCAGAAGCAGGCGATGATGACCAATATCACCGATATGGCCATGATGATTGACTTGAGATGTTTCTGCATAATCCTAGTTTTTTAGATGTCAGCATACTCAGGAATGGCATCGAAGCATGGACATTCCTTGATGCGCTCCCATGGATCGACCACTCCATTTTTGTTCTTGTCAGGCGAGATGTCACGATGTCCCATGATCTTGGCATCAGGGTAGCGTTGGCGCAACTCCTTCAAGAGTTGACGAAGTCCAGCCTTCTGCTCTTCTGTCCGGTTGTCGATAGCCTTGCCTGTGCGGGATATTCCACCCATGTATGCCACGTTGACGGAATCGTAATTGTGACCTTTAACTCCGTTGGACGGCAGGTCTTCTGTCATGAGCTGCGTGTACTTGCCATCAGCGGTTACGACCCAGTGGTAGCCTGGATAATGCCAGCCTTTGTTTCTAAACTCCTTGAGCAAGGCATCGACAGACCATGACTGTCGGCTTGCTGTACAATGAACGAAAATTTTCTTAATCTTGCGTGCCATTTTTGTTGTTGAAATATTTATTGATAATGTCTTTAACTCTGGTGTCAAAAGTCAGTGCGAAACCAAAGACGGTTGCCACGTAAACCAGACTCTGCCCAAAGTACCACAAGACGTTAGACGTGACGTCGTGGGACATAAAAAAGCTGATGTACACGAGCACAATGCCAGCAAGCAGAACTATGCCAGCAGAGCTGTAGTGTATCCAATCCTTGGTATTTCTCTGCATATCTGTACCTGATTAAATCTGGCACAAAGGTACAGATAATATAAGAAATATAAAAATACGGCAGGAAGAACTATTGCCCTCCTGCCGTATCTGATAACTATGAGATATCTCTGTCGAGTAATTCTCTGGCCATCTGCTTAGCCTGCTCTCGCCACTCCTGGAATACCTGGTACTCTGTCTCGTGCTCCTTGTTGCCGTCGCCGTGGTTGCACAGGATGGCTTCGACATCGCCCTGACTGTACTTAGTACGAACCAGACCATTCACGAACTCGCGATAGCTTGCCGACTCAGCCTCAATTTTAGTGGAGCCGTCAATCTCTGTCCCCTCATAGCTGTAGGCTGTCACTGTCTCACTATCGCCATCAGACTCCGACATGGTGGTGTCTGGGTGATAGTTTTCTACTTTCTGCTCACTCAGGAACAGAAGAAAATGCTTGCTGTCATATCTCAAGTATGACATGCGGCAAAGATAAAATTTCTTGTGCATCTAGATAAACTTATAGAATTTCTTTCCAAACTTGTTGGTGAGTTCCGCTGCAACGGTGTAGAATCCCTTTTCCAGCAGCTCCCACTCCTTGCGTGCCTGGTCAACCAGAATATCTGAGCCAGTAAAGAGCCACCACGACTCAGGTTGCCAAACTGGCTCCTCAATCTCATCGCCATGTTCATCGAGTTGTCCTGTCTTCCGGACGTGATCGATGAAACGGAAGCGGATGGCGAGGCGGTCCTTAGGCACCTTCTTTGTGACTATGTGCTTGACGCCCTGGTCATCAACTTCTTCAACCTGCTCCATCTTGAAGTCGACTCTCGACTTATCTATCTTGTAATCCTCTATGAGGATGAGGAACTTGTCATAGTCCTCAATGTTGTGGCACAGGATATCGCCTGGATGCTTCTTCTGTGCCATGCTCATGCCCTCGAAGGGAACCTCTCCCTTGCGAGCCTTCACAATCTGACCATACTTTTTCATACCGATTTTATTTAATAAGTTTTTTGTATCTGCGTGTTTGGCTAGGCCAAGCCTGGATGCTGCCTTGCGCCGGATCTGTTCATCGCTAAGTCCACGTTTGCGCAATCTTGCAACCTGGGCACAGAGTGCCTGCTTGGTGCGCTTGCGCAAAAGAGCATGGTCGGCAAAGATCTTCTGTCCACAGAAGTCTATGCCGTCACATGTACGATGAATATTCCAACTCTTATTGATGCTCAGCTTCCAGTCTCTAGCCAAGTGCATGACTGCAAGCTCCGCCATAAGGCGTAAGAAGACCTTATCTTCATGCATGATGAAGAAATTGTCCATGAATCTATAATAATGTTTGAGCCCCTCGCGGCAAAAACGGTCGAAGCGCTCATTGAGGGATTTTACCCCCCCACATTTAAAACGATAGCTTGCTGCTCCGAGCGGCATGTGAGGAGCATGTCCGTGACGTAGCGAGCCTGCCAATAACCGTGTTTTTCGGGGTCTTGGAGTATGTCGAAACACCGCATGGCGAGATAGTCAAACCTCGCCAGAAACAGTTGCCCCAAAAGTTGTGTAAGCTTGACGCCCAGTACAATGCCATTGGCATAGCTGTCAACGACCTCGTCGATGAAAGCAAGTAGCTTGCGATCCTTGATATACAACCTGTACTCTCTCTTGAGCAGATTATGCTCAACATTTTGGAAATAATGATGTATATCCATGGGCAAGCAATAGAATGTCTCCTTCTGTGGCGAGGTATAGATATCCTGCTTGATAATCTTGTAGAAGAAATGCGTGCCACGACCCTTGGTACCAGCTGGACTGTTGAAAGGAATCTTGGCTCTCAATTTATCTTCACTGGTGTGCATGGCTGCATGCTGAATGACATGATCGCCAACAGGCAACTTATTGACTATGCGATGCTTGGGTTTTTCAACCGGCTTGGCCTCATAGTCTGATGTATGCCATGTCTGATGAACATATGCATTTAGCAGGGCTTGAAGATTTGCTTCAAACTCTGCCTCAAACGCTTTTACTGAGAGACGGGACTTCTTGTGCCTCGAAAAATCAAAAAATGCTTCACGAAAATTTTGCAAAGTCTCAACCGCCTGTGAAATGTTACCTAACCTCTTCACTTGCTTTAAATTTTTATGTATATAAAAAAGGTCGGTGTCTGATAAATGTCGGTGTCTGTGTCTGTTGTCTGCTTTTATGATGTCCTAACTTTCGACCGGATGACCCATTGTCATCATCTACTAGCTATTCTGCTAAAGTGTATATTTTGCCATGAGGCAAGGCCTGACTCCCGAAATCACTGCAGCTAAGCAAACTAACCTGCAGTATCTTATTAAGTTGAGGGCCGCACCGTAGTTCACATTGGAATCCGAGACAGCATTGTTCACGTTGAGCGTCGAAAGACCGCATTGACCACCATTGTTAGCGTTGCCACCGCGAAGACACAGGCGAAAACCGGCGCAGGAATCACAGCCTGGTTTGGAAACCGCCTGCAAAGGTACTGAAAAAAATCGGAATGAAAGAATGTCAAAGAGCGAATTTTCAAAAAAATCGACCGCCCAAGGGCGGTAGGGTTTGCTCGCTACGCTCGCAGGGTGCTCAGGATTGCCCTTGGCTCCTCTTGGGAACCTTGGTCAATCCTGCTCACTCCTGCTCACGTCAGCACACCTCGGAACACTTTAGGCCGCCTCGTAATACACTGGTTCCAATGACCACTCGGATGCTGCTTCGCAGAGGGCCGCACCGCAGCCCACATTGGAATCCGAGACAGCATTGTATACGTGGAGCGTCGAAAGACCGCATGGACCACCATTGCTAGCGCTGCCACCGCGAAGACACAGGCGAAAACCGGAAGTTGCTTTTGACGTATTCCAGAAATAACTAGTCGAATAGGTTGACTCAGTTGCACCAATCTGCGTACAGAAGTTCTCCAGATGTTCCATCGACCAGGTCTTGATAAATCCTTCACCACCACCTGGTGACTTGCTCAACGCCTTCATGCCTGTAGCATTACCGATAGTCCATGAGCCGTAAATAGACGGAGCGACAAGGTGGGTCATGGTCATGTCACTATTCACCTGGCAGAACTCATCATCCATCATTCGCCATAGATTGCCGAAGCCGTTTTTTAAACCGAAGAAACATGGTATCTTGGCATTATAGACCGTTGTCCCTGCATCATTTTTTACGGCATAGGTCGCTTCTCCACATGAATCACCAAGTTCAATGCCTGCACTCATTGGTGCAACTGGTCGCCAACCATTGTAGGTATCCCAGTTCGGCATCTGCGTCAAGCCTGCTCCGAGTCCACCTTGGAAGAGGCCGTTGGCATCCTTGTTGGCATTGACTGCATCCTGATCATAATGTGTACCGAAAATGACACTGAACAGAATTGCAACAATGGATGTATGTCGCATGGTTGTGCAAAGCCAACCCTTGCCATTCTTACGCGCTGCAGCTCTGAACTGCTCTGTAGTCATAGCGGTAGCAGGTCTGCCCAGCAACGTATTGTTTTTGCCATCATAGGTAGCATTGTTGTCGCCTCCACGATAGTTGGCCGCATCATTGATGTAACTAACCAGGCGTCCGGTACTACGCTCAATAGTAGCGAAGCCTGCTGCTGAAAGACTGCCGATTGGTATCTCAAGATTGTATTCACCTGGTATTGGCTTGATGCCAATCTGCTCATAGTGCAATCCGCCAATATCCTTGATGACAACGTAGAATTTACGTCCCCAGCCCCACTGATAGTGACCCTCTGTACCATCCAGTCTTGCCGGTTCACCATTAGCATATCTGTGGTGATCCTTGCTGTCGAGCTTCCTACGGCTGTGGTCATTCTTGACCAAGTATGCGCCAAGTCCGAGGATGTATGGCAACTCCTTCAGCAATTCAAGTGAGCCTATGTATGATGCCGCCTTAGGCGTTGCGTTATTTGTGTCCCACACTCTTCCGCACCAGGCATGCTGACCTACAGCAAGGTCAGCCTTAAGCGCATCCATGCCAATTCTAGTGACATTGCCATTTTGGTCTGCCAGCAGCACGCTCTGGTTGCTGTTGGCGGTTGTGACTTTCGTCACGGAGTTGAATTTTTTACCTTCCATAATTATTATAATATTTTTTTTAGCAAACTATTCCAATCACTATGATACACGTGCCCTAATCCGTCACTATAATCAATCCAATCCTTGCTCAAAAACAGATGACTTTCATTATCTGTCCCCTCATCAGAGTATATTCTTAAACCAAATTCTGGATCTATATTCACCCGTTTCCTTCCACCAAATCCAAATAAATCCATTGTCGCAATTCGACTCAGCGTATCACCATCTGACTCAAATTTAACCTTGAAAAGGTCTGTCATCTCTGCATCTGAGCCTGGCAAATTCCAGTCATCATCATTAACTGAAGTTGGTCCACGCATGACAAGGTAACCCTTATCAGCATTCATTTCGATTTCATTCCAGGTCTTCTCATTTCTAGACTTGAAATTACCTGTTGCCTTAATGTTCTCAAAATTACCACCCTTGCAATCGAGATTTCCGTCCTTAGCTCTGAAGACAACATTGCCGTCCTTATCTTTCATCTCGATGGTACGGACACCTAAATTTTCTACAATCTGAAATTGCGATAAGATGATATTGGCGACAACCAGTTCAATAGGGCTTCCAAGTCGCCAGTAGCCATTGTTGGTATCCTCGTTACTGCCTGGGTAGTTAGTTGCAGTCTTGACGTGACTCTTGATGCAGCTATAATAACCGGATTTGTAGATGACTGCATCCTTCCACTCCTCGCCTGCAGCACCTGCCTGGAAGCTGTAGCCATTGCCGCAGTTAGACCAAGACTGCGGTCCTCGAAGTGTTGCTCCAGTCTCTCCCTTAGCTCCAGGTTCACCATCTTCAACGGTAATTATAGGTACCTTATATGTATAGGATATCCCATCTACTCCAACTAATATGTCTAGCGCATCGTTGACTATAGTATTTTTTTCTATAGTTATCTGTAAGCGTCTCCCTTTTTTATATTTGACACTACGCATGCTGACGCCTGTAGTATCTTTGGTCAAGTCACAAGATACAATACAGTCTTTTTCCATGCCAGCTTCGAATGCCTGCACGTCGATGCTATAAGATCCGACGAATTGAGACTTCTTGTGAACGATAGTCGACATGGATAGTTGTATGTTGATGGCATCCTTGCCGGCAGCACCATGGCACATCGGTGTGGACACCTTCTCACTTCCATCGGTGTAGTAGAAGTGTGTCCGGCTCCAGATATAGTAGCCCTTGCGCCACTGAGGAGCAGTTGTCTGCCAACCCTCTGTCGGAGCTGTAGTCGGACTTGTTGACTCCGCATATTCCACGTCGGTATTGGATATGCCAACACCGACGCGGAGGAACTTAATCACTCTTGTGATAACTGACATAGGCTATTTAACGGATTGAATTGTTAATGCTACGTTGCTGTAACCTGCGTGTATGCAGTCTTCTCTCGTCACAGCGAAAGAACTCAACTGGACAGTAGGCTTGCGTGCTGCTTCGGTATTGAGGACAACACCGGAACCGGATTTCAGCGTGAAATAGAATTTAGTTTCCACCGCTTCTGACTTGCCTCTGACAATCATGCGAGGTGTGTAGGTCACAGTGCCATTACCTGCCTCGTCCTCGCTGATAGACTCATCAGCGGGTGTCGGGTTCGGCTCGATGTCATACGGATCCGACGCGTCGATGACTGTCTGGAAATCAAATCCCAGCAGATTATCCTTGCCCATGGCCTTGTCATTGTAGACCTCTACCATGTATTCGCGAGTACAATCGACCTCGGATGCCTTGACAGTAATTGTCTTACCATTAGCTCCTGCAATCTGCTCCCAACCCGTGATGCTGTTGATGGCTCTGTACCACTTATAATATAGCCCTGATGTCAGGGTCTCGTTGGCCAGCGTGGTTTTGGCTTCAAGCTGGCAGCTATCATCCTTGTTGTTGAGCACGAAGTTGTGTGTATCGCTTGCAGGAGCCTTGATTGACACTCGATAGGCTACGCCTGTGTACGGACCGACCGGAATCTCGTATACAGCCTGTACCTCATCGGTAATCTCCTGCTGATTGGATCTCTCGGATATCTTGCCGACCATTTTGATGTTGATGGCTGTAAAATTGGATGCCTTGACCAGGTTGTTGCATATCTTCAGCCCCCAGAAAAACTGCGAAGCACTTGGTCTGATAATCTCAAAGAGGCCTTCGAAGAGACCGGTCGATTTGCCGGAGCTGTTGAACGGTATCTCAGTCTCGTTGAAGAAGAACTTCATGGAGACAGGTGTCGTGACACCATCTGCAGCCCTCGATGAGATGACTACGAAATAGAGCTTAGGCTGCGACTTCGAGAAGTCGGGATAGACGATAACGACATCACCGTTTTTCTGGTACTCCTGGTAGAGATCTCCATCCGGAGACTGGATAGATGGCGTGAATGTTCCCATCTTCTGGATGAACTTGATGTTCACCGATTTGCTTGCACTACTCATTCTTTGCCTCCTCTCTCATGATGAATCTGCTGTCTGTAGCTACAGGCAGCTTGTTGCACACTTCACCCTCCTGCTCCATGCAGGCTGTCTTGCCGTCCATGGCGATAGCGCCAATCTTGGACAGCGTCTCCTCGAACTCGATAGGTTTTCCGAGTGGCAGGATGTCCTGACACCACAGAAGGAAACTGCCATCCTGCAGCTCTGTTCTGTCCTTAGTCAGCTGAAGGAACTCTGCAACCTTTCGGTTTGCCTTGATGTATCTTTCCATATTAAAAAAAAATAATTATTAGTGAAAAATAAACGGATTGCCGTCAGCGTCCACGAAGACCTTGCCGTCGGCATCCATTGCTAGAGCTAAAGGTTCGAGGTCTTTGACTTCCAACGCGAGTATAGCTCCTCTGTTTGGGTCCAGAAGTTCTGTAGGAACACTCGGAGACATGCCATGTCCGACAAGGACAGCATTCTCGAAGTGTACCGAATTATTCGGTGCCATCCACCAGAGTACCTGCAGCTCTCTCGTAGGGTTTGCTATTTCCCCTACATTGTCAAAAATAGTTGCCCTTGGGTTTACCTCCTTCGTGTTAGGAAGCACCTCATCGACCGTATCAAGCATGTCGTAATCGTAGAGCGGAATTCTCCGGACGATGTTGACTATCTTGAATGGTGCGGCATCAGACAGTTCTACGCTTTCCGGATTGCCTGCTGCAGAGTATCTTGCTCTACACCTGATGCAGATGCGCTTACCCATCAGAGAGCGGTCTAGCGTGACGGATGCGCCATCAGCAGATACCTTGATATCTAAATCATCTGCAGTAATGGCAGAGAACTGCCCTCTATCACGGAGAATTTCCCAGACGAACAGTCTCTTCTCCTTAGCGCACTCTTCAGCCCCTAGGCGCAGAGAAGCGCTGATGACCTGCTTGTCGGTATCACGGAGCGGGTTGTAGTAGCGGTCTCCGCTTGACAGCAGGAGCGTCGGCTTGTAGATGGTCGCATTCTTGCAGTTGATGGAGTAGTCCATCGTAATATTGCGAACTTCGTTTGTTCGGGTGTCCAGGTACTTCGCCTTGAAACGGAGCAGTATCGGCTTCTGCGGTGCTGCGTTGATGTACCAGAGCAGCTTGCCTGCATCATTGCCTGACGATGTGATGACATGCTGCTTTGGTATCGTTACCAGCGCATTTCCCTCCACTCCGTCTATAACTCTGTACCAAGCGATGTCGGTCAGTTCGCTGTTGACACGTCCACTCTTGAGTATGCCATCTCGGTCAATCATGCTTATAACCGGCTGCAAGGCGCATGGTGTCAGCCTGTAATCAGGAGAATACTCATCCTGATCAGCATCATAGGTCTGTTCGAGCGGAACGCTGCCTGATACGGACTTGGAGTAATGTACCTGCAGAGGCGTGTACTTGATGTCTAATCTTTTGTATTTCATTTTTTATATGTTATTAAACACATTCCAGTGTGATGGAATCTTGGGCGACCTCATCGCCCAGGCCATCACGAAGTGTAACAGTTGCCGTGAACTTAATCTTAGCCGGAACTCCCTCGCTGTCGACGGAGAGGTCTGACTGGGTCAGGACGATAGCCTTGCCTGCCTTGGATCCGACCTCGAGTGACCAGATGTTGTCACTTGTGACTCTCTGCTCACCAGCCCTGTTCTCTGTGTATCTGGTCCAGGCTACGTCGCTGTCGAGGATATCTGATGTGATATCCTGTCCGTAGAGCGATGCGACGACTGTCAGCGGAGCCCGGAAGTTGTCGAAGTCATAGATCGTCTCGTCTTCGAGAAAGTCAATGGTGAAGGCAGGATTACCCTCTATCATCGCCCAGTCGGTATTGTTCCATCTTGGTGCGGTATGGGTACCGGTCTTCTGGCATCGCCACTTGCACCCTGTATACCAAACGTCGGAGGTCTCGTATTTACCGGTTTCCGGATTGAGAGCTGAGCAGAAATATTCTGCCGCCTCTGACCATGGTCCCCGGTCTACATAATCGACAATCGGCTTGCCATGATAGTCAATCTGTATGATATCCTGTGTGATGATGCCGGCTGCATAGAGATAATCCCTGCCCTTGACGATAGGAAGGTCGAGCGACTTGACGAACTCAGGCATGTCGCCGAAGACCATGCCGTAGTTGTAATCATCCAGTATCGGCTTGGTGACGCCTGTCAGCTTGACGATGCGCCCCTCGGAACTGGAGATATAGAAGCAGCTCTGAAGCGACTCATCGGTCTGGTTGCCATAACGGGCGATATTCATGAGCTCACATGGCGGAAAGTTCTTTCCTGCCGGAACTTCGGCATCAGGATAGAGGGTGACTTCGATGTAATTCTTAACCGCGTTGACGCTGTTGACTCTCATCCAGGAGGTGTAGTAATTAGCCGAGGTGCCAGAATTGGCTGCCGAGGCGATGTTGTTGACCACGCCCTTGATGACGTTGCCCACATGCTGCGCCGTGAAGTATCCACTATACTTTGAGCGGAGGTGCAGGCCATAGCAGTTATCACCCAGGCTGTCAACGCTCTCGATGGTGTCGCTTTCGGTGAAGAAAGTGTCACCCTCCTGCGCTGACAGACGGTTGACAATCAGCTCCATGACCCGCATGTATGTGCGGACGGTGATGCTCTCAACCTCTGCGTTGCCATTGGCATCGACCTGCGCGCCCTTGCCGTTGTACAGCCCGGAGACGAAGTCACCGAACTGTGCACCCGCCTTGAGCTGCGCCATCTGCTCGGAGATGAGTCCCTGCAGGAAGGTAATCATGCCCTCGGCTGCATCGTCATGCTTGCGGCTGAGGAAGGCATCGGAGGTTTCGTCAGCACAGAAGTGCAGCAGCGAGAGGAAAGCGTTGCCGATGCGGTTTGCCGTGTTAGCCTGCAGGCGCCGCTCGTCTCTGATGCCCTCGAAGAGGGACTGAAGTGCACTCTTGTCTAATTTGTATGCCATTTGCTATTTTTGTTGCAAAGATAATATCTCGATGGAATCGGTAAAAATACGCTCCCTAGAGGTAGCGTGCTGCACCGATGCCCCTGAATATCTCGGTGAGGGCTGATGCCATCAGACCATTGTACCGGTCGCCGTAGAAGGTCGCCTCATGCTCGTTGAGCTTCATGACAGATGAGTAGTACTTCTTTGAGAACCAGTCACGGCAGCCTTTAGGTTCGCCACCGGCGACACGGCCGCCCCAGGCAGGACCCACCTTCTTCGGTTTATCGAGATTGTTGTCTCGGCGGTATTCATCGCCCAGAAATTTGAGGTCGCCGTTGTTGATGCGGTGGACTTTCTCGCCACCCTGTGCCTCGGTCCACTTGTACCACTCATGTGCCGGGCCTACTCCTGCAGCTACATAGATACCGTACTGCAGGAAGTTGTGCTCAATGGTGGTGACAGAGCCCTGCTCCAGGTGCGCCTTGATGGAAGCGTATAGGCGGCCTGTATCGATGGTACGAAGCCGCTCCATGCGCTCTCGCCAGTAGTCGCCCATGGCATTAGTCCATCCTCGCTCATATCTGAGGAGGTCGTCTACTGCTGCGTCTGCCATAGGCTCTCGTCATACTGAATGTCGATAGGTTCGTCTGATGTGACCATGAAGTAGAGGCCTGTGACGCCATTCATGGACCATCTGCCCAGTTCGCTCGAATAGACCTGCGTGAGGTCCAGGAACTCCATCTGTCCGTCGTATGCCTCACGGCTCTTGTCGTGGAGCATGCGACTGAGGAACTGGCGGAAAATATATCTGCAGATATTCATTTTCGCCTCTCGGTCTGCCATGTCATCGCGCCGGTATCCTGCCAGGATCCAGACGGTATAGACGTTGCGGTCGAAGAAGCCCTCTCCGATGGAATGGGTGTTGCTGTCAACGGTGTCTGACACCATGATGAAGTTGGATGCCTTGCGGAACTGCTGCATGACACCTTGGATTGAATCAGGTCCCGAACACTCTGTTGCGACGAAATTATAATCCCTGCAGGTTCTGCATTCGGCAGCCAGCTGCTTGAAATAGGCGATAGAATCGAAGATTTTCTCTGTCATGTGCTGTAAATTTAACTATTTTGCCTGTTGCGTTTCTTGAACTCCTCTGCCTCCCGAGCCTTGTTGTCCAGCTCTGTGAGGGCAGCCCAGCAGTCTGTATTGTAGACTGCCTGCAGTTTGGTCACGTCACCATCGGTAAGTGCCCTGATCTGCGCCTGCATTGCTGGCAGGATGTCCTCACGCCGCAGCTCGCCGCCCTCTCTGGCTGGTCTGAAGAAGTGAGGGAAATTGGCGGCAAAATACTCCTTGACACTCGAGAACCACATGAAGACTCCGAGGAGTTCGTAAGGTTCAAATTTAGCGGTTTCACTGGCAGAACCGCCTGCTGTTCTGTACATGAGTTGCGCCATCTTCAGCAGGAATCTGTCCTCCTGCTTGAGCATGAAAAGCTGGTAGTTCTTCTCGATATTGAGGTAATCGTAGAAGCTGATTTCGTGAAGCAGGCTGTTTACTGCCTTCAGCTGAACGTCACTTGCGACCTGTAGAGGCCGAAAGTCCGTAAAGGAGTCGATGAAATCGAAGTTTTTGAGCAGAGAGAGGATTTCAGCAGCGCTAATGTATAGGACTCTCTTGCGCACTTTTCCAGTCTTAGCATCGCCATTTTCACCGCTTTCATCGCATTTAACGCTGCATTTCCACCCGGTTCTGGTGTACTTATGTACGGTAAGTCCGCAGAACCTTGCGAGAAGGTAGCATTTGATAACGGTATGATCCTGGAACGTCGACATGATGCTAAGGACATAGCGCAACTGATCCTCTGAAAGTTCCGCCCACGTTGACGGCGCCTTGAAATTGAACTCTTGTGTACCATCTTTATGAATTAAAAACGAAGGCAGGTTTTGATTTTTCATTCTGAAATTCTTTGAAATGATTAGCCTTATATGCCGATGAATTCGCATATAACGGGAATTTATCGAGATTTGCATCAAAGTATCTGAGCAGTCTCGCACGCTCGTTGGAATAGGCTGTCAGCAAACCCTCAGCCAGGAAGATCATGCATCTGCGCACCTTGAAGATGATTTCTACAGCTTTGTCATCCTTGTCCTTGGCTCCCCGCTCCATCTCTAGCAGATCATCCATCTGCTCGTCAGATATGACCCTTCGTATCACCCCATCAGCTTCGTAGAGTGCTGACAGTTTATCCTTCCACTGCTTGGATGATAGCTCCTGCTTCACCTGGAAGGCATACTGCTCGATGCTGAAGACTAGAAGCGGTATGCTCATCTTCGCCTGCAGGCTCTCACCCCACCCTTCTGTTGCAGACAACCAGGTAATCATTTCGCCCTCTGCCTTCAAGCATGCGACCATACACTGCTCTATCAGCGCCTCTACTCTCGCAGATGATGCAGGAGAGACCTCGTTGTTGGCAACTACTCCGAAGCCTGTCGGAGTGAGTACCAGGTCGAGATGGCGAACGTTGCCGAGGAATGCAGTCAGGCACACTGCCTTGACAACTGCAGCCGATAGCCGTTCATTTGTCTCCAGCGCTTCCTCACCAACGTAGCCGAGGAAGCGCTTCTGAATATTGTTGTATGCCTCATAGAAATGAGGTCTCACAGACTCGAACACCTCAGAGTGCGAGCTTGTCGCTACGAGGATGCTCTGCTCGAAGTCATCCTTGCTGATTTGAATCTTCATTTTTGCCATTATTGTTTGAAACTATTGATGTCTGTTGGTCCTTATTTTTGTCTAGTGTCGTGAGTTCTATCATCGGCACGTCTACGGTCACTCCTCGGTCGGCATAGCCATTGTAGTGGGAGATGACGTGGTAAGGCTTGCACATGATGTCGTGGCAAGCCTTCTCGAGCGACTGCTTGAGGATGAAGAGCTCTCGCTTGTCTGAGCCGGAATTGTTCATCTGACTCTTGCCTGGTGTGGCTCCGATGAGGTTTGGATGCACGCCATACGAGAAGCAGAGGGCATTGGATGCCTCGCTCATGTCGTCTGCCCAGTCGCCACCCTCCTTCTTGCTGCCCTCTGAGAGGTTGATGATGCGCACCATGCGCTGCTCCTTGCCGTTGGGGTCGAAGTAGTAGCCCGTGATGAGTGCCTTGCCTGCATTTTCCGGTCCGCACACGAAGTTGATGATGTTGTCCTTCTCCTGCAGGATGCGCTCCTTGCGCTTATCCGGGTCGATGATGTCCTCGTTGTTGCAGAGCTCTTCCCAGTAGTCGCGGTGCACCTCTATCTGGATGCGAGGAGCGGACGTGTTCTTGATCATGTAGCGCTTGCCGATACCGATGAGTCGGTAGATGTCGTACCAGGCATCGTCGAAGACGCTGGCATAGTATGGTATCGGATAGTACTGCAGTCCGGGTGTCGGGATGCGGGATATGATGGCAAACTTGCAGTCCTTGCCCATCTCGGGTGCCTTGCCCCTGATGCCTGTGTATGGGTCGGGAGCCTTGCCCATGCGCGCCATAAGGTCGCCCAGCGGGTCGTAGAAGTCGAGCAGCGGAATGACCTCGGTATGTACCGGCGACATGATGTTGCGGAAGTCACCGAAGAAGACATGCTCTATGCGCCCCTTGTCATTTGGTACCTCCAGGCGGCAATAGGAAACGTCCTTGTGGCGGATATTGACAATCTTGGAGTGGTCACGGCTTAGGATGATGACCTCTACCGACCAGAAGAAGAACTTCATGTCGGTTGCCTGCTGCATGAAGACCTCATGAATGGAGTTCTTCAGGCAGAAGTCGCGGATCTCGCTGTCGGTGGTGTCCTGCTTTGTCTCCCGGTCCATGAAGCGTAAGCCCTGCCCGTAGCAGCACTGGACGTTGAACGCCATGGCTCGCTGCGCCACCATGTTGCGGCGCATCAACTGCTGCAGGATGTATGGCATGTCGTTGTCATCGCCATAGTTCACATACTCGAAGAGTTTGCCGTCTGAAGTCTCCAAGATGCCCGTGGTGGCATCGCCCACCTCTCCAGAACCCAGGAAACTGGTATCCTGCCCATACTGCTGCTCGATGGTGGTGGAGTCTGTTACCCTGCTTACGCCCTCTGCCACGAGAGCGTAGCGGCTGTAGGAACCGCTGGTTCCTACTTGCTGAAGCTGATATTTTTTCTGTTTCATGTCATAAATATACTGGTAAGCCCAGGAACTGGTGAATGTAGATGTCCGGAACGGTGCGAACCTCGGCATTTGCCGGATTGACGAGGCGGTGGAAACCGCCACGCCAGCTGCTGCCCCTGACCAGCCATCCTGTATAGTCGACGGTCTTGCCGTCTGATGTCCACGCCTTCAGGTTAATGGTTGAGCGGTCTCGCTCTGCCTTGGCCAGGAGGCGCAGCACCTCTGTGAGGTGGTAAGCCGTGCGTCTCATCAGTTGAAGGTGTTGTCAAAGGTGTTGTCGAAGATACGGCCGGCTCGCTGCAGGTCAAGCACGTTGTGCTGACGCTGTGCGTAGGTGTAGCTGAAGGTGAAGCGTGGCACGCTGTCGCGCAGGTTGTCACGTTTGGATTTTGAGTCTGATAGGGTGACGCGCTTGCCCACCTTGGCAACGCCGCCGATGAAGTTGACCAGATAGACCTCGTCTGAGCGGAAGAGATCATCTGCCCAGTTTGCCATGTCTGTGCCCAGATACCCCGTATCGGCGTTGAAGGTGCGCTGCTCTGTGATGCGGTAGTTTACCCTGATGCCGCCCATGTAGGCTGCATCGCGGGTGTACTGCGGGTCTACTTCGTGCTTGCCTGTGCAGTAGATGAGTTCCTGGCAGCCGAAGCTGTTGGTGAAGAGCAGAGTAGGCGCCACATCACGCTCCTCGCTGTCTATGATGAAGGTCATGGAGCGTGAGCCTGCCTCTACCACGTAGTAGAGAAGGTCGGTGTCCTCTGTCTCGAACCGTGACGGAGAGACGTCGATGGTGGTGTAGAGGTCGTTGCCGCCGGTGGCTGGTGCGGTAAACAGTTTTGTGGTTTTGTCGGAATAGTGTGCGGTGACTTGTGCCGTTTCCTTGCCCATGTAGTGGAGATACTCAAGTCGCCCCATGTAGGTGGTCTTGTGTCCATCGAGCAGGGTTAGGAAGTGGGTTGTGAGGAATGTAGAGCAGTCCACGCCCACGATGTCTACGGTAGAATAGTAGACCTGCAGGTTGGCTGTCTGCTTATCGGTGACTGTTTCCGAGTCGGTGTCTCCGGAGTCCGGAACCTGTTGCTCGGCGATGTTGATGGTGGCTGTGACTGCCAGCCTCCGGCGTGCATAGGGACGGAAGATGTCGGCAAGGTCGCTCACTCTGACCTCTCCATCGGCAGGATAGAGATACTCATCGTAGATGGTATCATCACCTATCTTGATGGTGACGAGCAGGCGGGTCTTGGCCGTAAGAATGTCGATGTCGGGGATGTTCTCAAGGAAGAAACTGCCCGACGGAAGTGATGTGATGGTCATATATTATCTTTTTTGATGCAAAGATAATATGGAGATGGTAAAAATAAAAATACGGCTGACTACCCTCACGGGCGGCCAGCCGTATCAAAGCTTTTCAAAACTTTGTAAAATTTTTCGTGCTGCAAAGGTACGAAAAATTATGCATAACACATGGTAGTATAATAAAATATATGAGTTTTTAACTTAAACCAGGCTGTCTGGCCTGACAACTCTCTCCCAAATAACCCATGCCACGGTTCCGTCTGGCTGCGTGGCTAAATAGTAGCCATGCTCCTGCAGATACTGGTTGACGGCTTCTATTCTGACACCGCCCATGTCATCAAGTTCCGTGGCGATATCCTGGGTCGTTTTGAAACTCTTCTTGTATTCAAGACCGGTGTCTTCATCCTTCACAGGGAGGCAGCTGCGGAAGTGGAAGTAAGCGTCGAGCAGGTCCTGCTCAAACTGCTCGCTGTTGAATTTTTCTGTATTTCTTGGCATAATCTTCATTTTTTAAAGGGTTAAACTTAAATACCGTCATCTGGGTGCTGTCGGTACAATGCCGACTCATAGAGATCAACCCAGTAGCTCAGACGGGAAGCCCAAAGGTCGTATTTGGTCTGAAGCCTGGAAATACGTGCCTCCTCTCGCTCCAGTTCTCTGAGGTATCTGCCGACAATGCGGTGGGAGACTGGATTAACACAGTATCTCGACTGAATCTTGGCGTACTCCACTAGCTTGTACAGCTCAACACGTATTCTATCAAGCTCCCACCAACGTTCATTGAGCGCATCGCGGATGCGACGGCGTCTGAAATATAGCAAGATAACGTCTCTCTTGACTTTCTTCTTATTCTTTTTCATGCCTAATCTTTGTTTATGGTTTTCCACATGGCTAGAGTCATCTTGTATGGCTCAACCTCTTTAGCTCCATACCTAAGAGCATAATAGCGATGATCATACCATCGGATAATAGTCTGCTCGTGTGGCGCATCATCGATGAAAACAACAGAACCCATTGTATTGTATCTTCTCTGAAATTTGATTTCCACCTTATGGGCGTTCATCTGCCTGCCTTCAATAGCGAAGAACTTGCACCTGATGATATCCTTGGCTGTCAGCTTAGCTGTGCGTCTTCTGCGGTTTCTACTTTTCTTCATCACTCACTCCTCCTTTCTTGTCTTTGGTCCAGCCTGGGTGCAGGAGTTCCGCTTCTGCTCCCGTAAGTACCCCCCCGCTTCTCGGTATCTCTCAAAGATTTTGTGGCGGTCGCTCTGGATGGTATTGTTGTTGAGTGTCCAAAGATTAGTCTCCTCGACCTTCGCCTTGTCTCTGCGAAATCCTGCCTCATTGCGAAGCTTTCTACAATTACGGAGTTCTTCCTGATACTCATTTTTGGCCTTCTCGAAAGCATTACGGGCACAGCGGTAGCTTTCCCCTGCTTCATCCTCCATGCGTTCAATACTGTCCAACGAGCTCTCGTAATTCCGGCTTATAGCCTGCAACTCTGCCTGATGGCGCTTGCGCTCGTCAGCAGCTCTCACGATGTTCTCCTCCAGCTGAGCATGAAACAGCTCTGTAGTCATTCTGCTCACCATCACGCTACCTCCCCTCCAAAAATGAAACCACCAATCATGACCATCGCCATCACTGCTGCGAAACCAACCATGGTGAGCACAACCTCTCCATAGGTCACGGTCTCCTCGCAAAGGCAGGAGAAGGTCTCGCTCTTGGTCTTGGCGAGCTTCTTGATTTCACACTTGAGGGCATTCATGCCCTCCTCAACGCTGATGCCTGCAGGTCTCACCTGCGCATCACTTAATAAAATTGAATTCTGCATATTGCATCATCTTGTAGACATTAACAGCCGATTGTACAAAAGGGTGGCGGCTGCATTCCCCGTTGTCTACAAGATGATGGCTTATCCGAGAGGACAAATCAAATCTTACGGTTCATGCAGCCGCCATGTATTTGGCATATCTGTTTTCCCAGTTGGGAAAAATTATTTTCCCAGTTAGAAAAAAAGATTTTCCTAGGCATAAAAAAAGCCTGCGGCTAGAAGCCATAGGCGAAACGGTCGCCCTGCCGGATAGATTACTATCATCTTGTAGACGGTTGCAAAAGTAAGAAGAAAATTTGAAACCGCCAAAAAAAAAGCGAGAAATTTTCATTCCTCGCTCATTTTTTTATTTATATACCATATTTCTCTACTATTTCCACCATCTCTTTCTCCTCGATGACTCTGATATTAGCTCCTTTCTCATTGAGTTTTTTAATCTTTTCCATCTTGGAAGGTCCTGCTCCCTCACCTTTAACTACTATATTAGTCTTAGCCGAGATAGATGAATTGATGTCAGCACCGCAGTCACGAAGTCTAAAAGCCAGCTTCTCTCTATCTGGGAAAGCTGTAAACACTCCAGTGATTACCACCTTCTGGTGGAAGAACGGATTATCCTTGTTAGCAACATCTTCATCAGCCAATGGCTGTTTGACTTCTCCAGTCAGGCTCTTGTGAGCCTTATAGTCAGGCTTCTCATAATGATGATGTGTGACATCAATGCCTGCACCTTTCAGTACAATCTCAGCACAGGCAGTTGCATCTGCTAATGCGTCATGATGGTCGTGCATCTCTATTCCCATCAACTCGCACATCTTCTTCAACGAATTATTACCAGGTAATAATCGCATGGTATCAATAATCTGATATCCTGGCATGTCAATGTTGTAAACTTCAGCTAGTCTTGAGAGTATGTTAGCTTCAGTACCCTCATTATGGCAAACTATGCAACCACTCTGAGCGAAGCTTCTCAGAACTGGGAAAACGATATCCCAAGTAGGTGCATTCTCCACCATCTCTTCTGTTATGCCATGCACGAATGTATTTCGCTCTGTACGCTCATCAGGATATGGCTTAATTAAGCTATAGAACTTTTGCATGATTACACCATTTACTACTTGTACCATACCAACTGCGCATGCGCTTGTCAGCTCGGGTGTCATTGTCTCAAAGTCAATGGCAACAAAATTTATATTTCCTTTTTCCATAAGTTTGTTGTTTATATCAAGTGCAAAAATAGCAATAATATTTTAGACATTCAACCTCTCTGACAAAGTATCTACAATAAACATGTTGTAGAGCATAAAATCTGGCTGATTTGAAAATGAGGAATGAAAGTGTAATGAAGTGGAAAGAAAAGGAATGAAAACGGAAAGATGTCTCCGATATTCTCCATTTTTCTCCGAAATTCTCCGATTTTCTCCAGAAATGACCGAAAAAACGACCGAAAACGACCGAAAACGACCGCGAAAAACGGGTCATCCGAAAGAGGTTGTGGAATGAAATGGAAAGAAATGGAATGATTTTCCGCATATTTTCCATGATCTTTTATACAACAATATCAAATATATGTGAACAAAAAGAAGTCCCCGGCACGGCTCTGTGTCGGGGACGATGTGTTAAATAAAGATAGCCTAAATAGCAAGGCTAAGCGAGCCAAATTTCTGAGCCATATCCTGCAAGGCGCCTCTGAGAGTAACAAGCTCATCAGGAGTAAACTGCGCTGCCTTTCCGTTGACTAAGTTTCCGTTCATCTTATGTGCCAGCCAAGAGCGAGACTTGCCAAAGTAAGCCTTTGCGATGTAAGCCATGGAAACCATATCTGTAATCTCACCAAACTTCTCTGCCATGGTCAGTTCCTTGACCTTCTGCTCTGTGGTCTTAGCCATGTAGCCAACTGCCACGGCAAAAGCCTTAGGGTCTGACTCCTTGAGTGCATCCATCTGACGGCGAACCTCCGCCTTATCCTCTGTGGTCTTGGCAGCTCTGTTTTGTGCAGCCAAAGCCTTCACCTTATCAATCATCTCTGTATATTCCATAATCTATTTTTTTTAAGTTTAAAGGAATGAGAACCCCCGAAGGGGCTTTCTCATTTCTTTTTGTTTTTAATTTTGTTTTGCAACTCTGCGATTTCTTTTTCTGCTACCCTCTTGAAGGTATCGGGGAACTCTTGCCAATACTCTAGGTAGAAAAGCAAATCGTCTTCATTTTCCTTGAGTTCCTTAGATTTTCGTCTTGCCATATACTATCTTTATTAACACGATGCAAAGGTACTAAACATTTGTTGAATAACCAAATATTTCCGTGATTATTTTCAACATTTGTGTATTATTTAACATTTCATCCCCATCAAACACGGTTTTTACCTCTTTTTCTCATCATTCTTGAATGATGTCAAACAATGTTATTACCTCTTTTACCCCGAAATGCAATGTAGGGGTTCGCTCGAAAACGGCTCGTTTCTTGTGGCAATTTCATGGAAATTGGCATAAGTAGCCGTTTTCGAGCGGGCAATCAATGGCAATTGATTGCAAAATTTGGGCTTTTTGCACAAATTTTCCACGGTCATTTTTGCCAACTTGCTGAAAATCATGGATTTTTGAAAAGTTGATGCAAAAAAGGGCGTGCCTTGCCGTAAGGATACCCCCCACCGCCCTACGCTCGGAGGCAATTGCCACGGCTGACTGGAGCGGTATATGTAAGGGATTTTTCATGTGGCAATTGCCCTTTTCCCCGACTTCCGTGCCGAATTGCCATCGCTCTCGCTATCTCTATCCCCTTCCCTTCATCCGCGGTTATCAGCAAGTTTGCAAGCAAGTGAAAGGGCAACGTGTTCCTATCACGTTGCCCATGGTGCCTATAGTCTGCCCTTGTCGTGATAGCTGTAGAATGCTCCATCTGTTACTATCACATGGTCCATGAAGAAGATGCGCATGACTTGACAAGCCTTGGCTATCTGCTGGGTCAGCACATCGTCCGCCTTGCTTGGCTGCGTGTTGCCAGATGGGTGATTGTGCACGAATGCCATGATAGTTGCACCGCTCAAGACTGCCTCCCTCATGAGGATACGTATATCCACGGATGTCTCAGTTATCCCTCCCTCGCTCAGTTTCACGCTCTTGATGAGTCTGAAATTTTGGTTCATAAAGATGGCGTGTGCCTGCTCCACCTTTAGGTCTGCCATCTGCGGAAGCATGTAGTTGTATATGGCTAGACTGCTGCCCATGTCGGGCTTGCTGCCCAACTTCTCCACTGCCCTGCGCTTGCCTAGTTCCAAAGCTGCGAGTACTGCCAACGCCTTGCAGTCGCCTATTCCCTGCACCACCTGCATATCGTCCATGGATAACTTTGCAAGGTTACTGAGATTGTTGTCTGCCATGTTCATCAGTTGCCTAGCCTGGCTTAGGCTTTCGGCTGTTCCTGCCCCTCTGTTGATTACCATGGATAACAATTCGGTGTTACTGAGTGAATCGAATCCGTAATTAGCTGCCTTGAACTCTGGGCGCTCGTCTGCTAGTATATCATTGTACTTCTTCATGTTACGCTACTTTTTTATAGTTGTTGTTTGATTTCTTGATGATATTAACACCCTGTGGGAAACATCTCTTTGAGTGTGCCACTGCCTCATAAAAGCCTTCTGCCATCTCCTGCAACACGCCTCTGTTGCTTATTGGGTCGTGATGGATTGTGCGAGCCAAAAAGATTTCTCTCTCCACATAAGCACCTGCCGCCTCCAACTTTCTTCTGAAGTCCTCGATGGTCTTGCCGCTAGTCAGCAGGTCGTCGAATAGAATGACCTGCTTGCCCTTGAAGTACTCGCCATCTACTGAAACGTGATAAATGTCCTCGTTAACAACGTGGCTGCCTCCGTTGTGGGTTGGCTTGCGCTCTCCGAAGATGTGAACGTGCTCGTTTGCGGTCTTGATGCCTGCTGCATTAAGGATGGCTGCGAGATAGCCGAATCGCTTGTTATATTTCCATTGTGTGCTGCATGGAGCAAAAACTACAACGAAGTCCTCTAAGATACTGCTATACTGCTTTGTAAGATAGCGAACTAGCCACTCAGCGCAGATTTGTACCGCCACCTTATCGCCTGCCTTGAAGTCGTAAACGAAGCGGTTGTTTGCCATCTGCTTAGCCTTATCTACGCAAAGGTTGATGTAAGCGTTTGGAACGTACTCAAAGAAATAATTCTGTCTCATATCGAAAAATTTTATAAAGTTTGAAATTGTATTCTGGTAATGTTTGGGAGTCCAGAGATTTTTCCCACTCCTGCTGTGGAGTATTTTTTTTAATTGCATTCCGTTCAAAGCCCGGTGTGCCCTTTCGATTTTTCCTATGCATTCAAAATGCGCTGGCAGAGGCAAACAGGTGTGGGGTTCTGTGTTAACAAAAGGTAAAGGTTTAGTGAAGCGTGAAGAACCTTTGGCTTTTGTTAACCCAGGTTCATATACAGGTTTGAATCGCCAGAAGCTACCTTTGCATAGGAAATTTCGGATGGGAACACATGACGGGCAGCGGAGAATGCAATAAAAAAAGTACGGAACAGCATCAAACTCACCATCGGAGATACCGCTTTCTCACACACCAAGAAAGAAAAAGGCTGCCTACTCTCACGAGCAAGCAGCCAAGGAATCATAAAATAAATAAAGAATAAACTACATTAAAACTATATAAATCATTATCGAAAAAAGCCTATCTAGGGTAATAGTTGCTCATGCCTCCCGTGTAGAGGACGGTCTGAGGGAACTTGTCCACACCAATGCAGACGGTATCGAATGCATCGGAGAAGTCGGTGCGGTTCTCCAGCCTGTCCTCGTCTGTCTCAACGAGCTTCTCGCCTCGCTTATCCTTGCCGTTGTTGTAACAGCCGGCACTCTCGATGGAGATGATCAGGTCCTCGTTATTGTCCTGGTTGATGAGAACCATGTGGCGCGCATGTCCCTTGAACATGCGGTCTATGAGCAACTGCTTCTCAAGATGGTTCATCGGCTTGCCGATGTAGACCTCCGTAACTAGCCATCCATTCCTTCGCAGCACCTTGGTGATAATCTGGTAGAACTTATCGTTGTGAGTTGCATAGGAGTTGCCCACAAAGGTGGCATCGTAGTAAAAGATGACTCGCTTGTTCTTGAGATACTTGTAATAATCGCAGAAGTCCTGAGCCAGCTCAGGCAACTTCCGGTCATACTTGACATAGAATGAGTTGACGATGCGCAACTTGGTATCAGAACCCACCTGCCCGACTACGAGACAGTTGATGTTGTTGTTGGCATCGCAGCCGATGATCAGCGGTAAACCGTCCTCCAGGTCGCCATCCATGCGGCAATCCGGCTTGTCGTGCTTAGGGTCGAACTTATACTGCAGGTCATTGAGGAACCTGGTGTTCGGTGCCGTATAGAAGTTGCGATCCTCATCAAGCCCGGAGTAGAAACCATCCTGTGCAATGCCTACATGCTGGCACATGATGCTCGTTAGGAAGGTCATCTTTGGCAGGTCTCGCTTCATCTGTCTGATGAAGTCCTCGCCCAGAACTGCGAGGTTCTGGATGCTGGAGCATCGAGAATAGACAAGTGCATAGGAGCGGAGAGAATCAAGAATCTTCTCATACTTCTGCACTTCCTTCATGTAGTAGTCATATCGTTCAGGGTGAGCAGCCAGCTTGTTGCGGATGCTGTGCAGATGCACCAGGACTGTCTCCATGGTTGCCACCAGCTCTTTGTCTTGCTTCTTCTCCCAGCTCATGAACCAGGAACCTTTTTTGGTCGCCGATGTATCTGAAGTAATTGTCAGACCATGGTGGAGACAGCAGTCACCGAACAACTGCTTGTTTCCACGGTTTGCCGGGAGCGTCTCATTGTTGAGCTGCTCCCAGTCAATAAATTTCGCCTCGTCGATGAAGACATGATCGAGAGAGAGGGAGTTGGAAGTTCCGCTGCGGTCTTGAGAGATGATATTGAGATAGCTACCATTATAAAATGCTACGGTATTCTCCCAGTTCATAGGCTGGAAGTGCGGTTCCTGCCAATGCAGCGCCTTCCATGGTTTCTTGCCCACTATGTAGTGAACATCGCGCTTGTAGCCCCACTCTTCGAGGTGTACCAGAGCAGAAGGAAGGATGTTGGTCTGGCATCTCTTGACCGATGGCGCTACCATGCCCAGGCATGAACCCGGCATGTGCTGCACGGCATAGAGGATGCGGCCAGCCTCGACCACACCCTTTCCGGTACCACGGCCCCACTCGCAGACCAGCGTCTTAGGCATGAGCTGCAGGACGCGCGACTGCACGTCGTTGAAAAATAACTCCTTAGGTCTTGCTGTCATCATCTGGAAGTTCTTCGAAGTCAGCATCCTCGATGTCCGGCATCGAGTAGCGCTTCTCCATTTTTTTAATTTTTGCACGAAGATTTGGAATCTTCTGCAAACCGATGACTGTCGGATCATCTGTCATGCGGAACTCAACAGGAACAATCTTGTCGAATGCCAGCTCTGGCTCATCAGGCGTGTCTGTGCGGTTGTTCTTGATGCGGTTTTTCTGCATCACGGCAAGCGCACGGAAGTCGCCGGCAGCCTTGGCAGCCTTGCGGTCCTCGTCTATCTCCTGATTGACCTTCCATCGCCAGAACTCCTTTGAGGCAGCATTGAGGTTTCCGAGCATGACCTGGCAGAGATGAATATCATCGTATGCCTGTGTCTCGCTGACGCCAAACATGGCCTTATCCTGGTCAACCATCTCACGGACGGTATATCGAGGGTATCGAAGCCAGAAGGCGTAGCAGCCACGCAGCCGCTCCACTCTCGCCTTGACGATGGCAGAGAGATGAAGATCTAGAAGTTCATCCTCATTGAGAGGCATGTACTTCATGTAATCATCAACATTAACAGGCAGGCTCATATCATGAGATTTTAGCAATAATCTGCGAGAGTTGTGACATGACAGCCTGATAAGCACCAGGAGAACCTACATTTGCCAATGCAATATTGTTGGTTCTCAACTCATTAGCGGTCTCCGCTAAACCTCTGAGATAGCGTCTGCGATATGGCGACCTAGGTTCCTGCAGCTCCAGTTGCATAGCCATAGACTCATCAGGAGGAAGGTCCATCAGGATGGGAATCTCCTCAACAGGCGTCATGGTCTTGGCAAGATCATAGACAGTCTGCAGATATAAATCACTCTCTTCGAGGAATGGAAATTGTTGTCTTATCATCTAACAGATTATTGAGCATATTATGAATATCGAGATAGACGTCTCTATCGAGAGAGATGAAGGTGCATTCAGCGCGATCACCATACGTCTGGTTCTGCGATGTTATCACGGAGACTAACCACTCAGCGTTACTGACCAACATAATTTTGGAGTGATTGAGCGTAAGCCGAACATCATCAAAAGCCTCTGTCATTAAGCGTTTTAGCTTTAAAGTTTTACTTGAAGCTTTAATGTCAGCCACTAACGTTGAATGGTTAATTAACCCTCGCTTGCGAAGGTTAATGACTCCGCACAAGAAAGCATCGGATGTAGAGAAGGTCGTGACGGCAACATCTGCCGGTCCTGTCTGCTCCAGAATCCAACCTAACAATCCAAGGGTGTGAAGCCCTTGACCCAGGAAGACCTGTGAGCTACTCTGCTGGAGTGGCTTCAGGACTTGCTGTATCTGCTTCGCCCTCATCTGTAACCTCCTCTTCTGCACTCTCTGGCTGCTCCTCGCCATCGGCTGAAGCCTGCTGCTCAACGGTTATGCCAGCCTGCTGAAGCTTGGCGATGGTATCAGCGGTGATTTCAGCCTTTGCTGTAATCAAGAGCTGCACACGCTCATTGACCTTAGCCCGCAAGGCATCAGCCTTGTCTGTGTTGCCAGCCTCCACGAATCCAATGAGTTGGTTAAGGTTCTTGGTGATGTAGGAGCGAGCATTGCCTATCTGCTTTGAGGTGATGTCAGCTACTGGCTGCTCATCCGCTTGCATCTCCTCGGCATCACCCGGCTTGGCATGGTCGTAGACGTCCATGGACTGCTTGTATGCATAGTACTCCTCCTTGAGTGTAAGGAGCATGCGCTTGAAGTCTTCGTCGGCAGCATGCAAGCCCTCGTATCTGTCACATGATATGTCGTAAGCTTTGCAAGCCTCAAAGTGTTCCTTGATTTTCTTCCACAGAGCGCAGTTGTTTTCCCAAATAGCCTGGATGTTATCTGGCAACTGGTCATGGTCTGCTCGTTTGCCCTTGGCTACGATGGCTGAAGGCACGATGGAATCGAGGTTTTCTGACTCCACGACCGGAAGATGAGGTGCTAGCTGCTTTGCAATCTTGTCTGCTTCTGAGGTCTTGTCAACCGCAGTCTGAAGAACTGGCGTGATTGCCTTGTCATAGTTGCGGACATCATCGATGGTCATGCCTTCGATGCGATAGTTGAGATGCTTCTGCAGCTCATATTTGAGCAACTCGAGTTTGCCCTGAGGGTCGAAGTTGATGAGTTGATAGAGGTGGCGGTTGTTATTCATCTGAAGGAGGAGCAGCGCTCCCTCTCGGATATTGGCGTCAGTATGCTCGCAGTCAAACCACTTCTTCAACTTTTCTGTGAATTTCGGATCATTCATAAAAAAAGAAAATTAAAATGGCGAGGCGAGCTCATGTAAGCATCGCCCCGCCACTGATAGTAGTTATGTAGGAAAATCGAATCCCATTTTTAATGGCCGTCTGTACTAGCAGCGACCTCCACTGGCTTGCAATCCTTACCAGAGATGGTACCTTCAGCAGTTGTGAGGGTACCGAAGTAGAATGGAGGCATGGTCTCGCAGTTGACAGAGATTTCCAGCGTGGTATTAGTCTCGTCTGCAATGCCTGCACCAGAAGACTGAGAAGGTGTCACGTCGACCTCGAAGGTCTCGTCACCGAACTGACGAAGCTTGCCGTTGCGCTCAGGAATCATGAAGATACCATCTTCATTGAGAAGCAGAGAAGCGAGTGCAGACGCTTCCTCCTCTGTACCTGGGAGGACGGCTGTTGCCTTGAGGTTCATGGTCTTGCAGCCATGCTCACCCTGCGCCTCTGGCGAGAAGGAACTCTTGTCTGTGATGAAGGCAATCTTAATCCAGTTCTTGTCTGCCTGAATGGTGTGGCTATCCTTGATGACGAGATAATCCTTGAGTGATGCTGCAGTCTCCTTCTGTGGCTCTGCAAACTTGGTGATGTAACGACGTGGAATGAAGAAGCCGTAGGCTCTGGTACCCGGCAGTCGCTTCTCTCCAGGACACTTCAACACATCCTCATAAAGGTCTGTGGTTGAAGCACATGTTTTCTTTGTTGCCATATATATATAATATAATGTATAACCATGGACAGCTATCCCCTACTCTGAAGGGATAGTGTCGTAACCGAAGAGGATGCGTTCCTTGGAGATCGACTCGAACTGAGTTCCGAAGTACATGGTTGCCACGAAGTCAACCAGGAAGTGAGAGTCAAGAGAACTCTCTACACCAAAGTTCGCCTTGTCGCCCTCGGTAGCCAAACCGATGAGCATGTTGCTGCCAGGAGTGATGATTTTGTAACCCGCAGGAACGTTGTCAAGACCCACGAGGGTGCAGTTGCTGGCACCATCCATCTTGTTGTGGTTGAACTCATTGTTCCAGTTGACTGTTCCGTATTTATCTCGATAACAACGGCGGTAGAGCGTGAGTTCATGGCTGTTCATGAACATGTATGTATTGATGCCCTGCAGTTTAGCATCGGCAGCATCATAGAATGCTTCGACAGCATCGACAGCGTTGACACCAGTCAGCGCGGTTGTATTGAAGAGGTTGCCCTTTTCGACAGAAATCGCCTTGGCCTTGATGTCTGCATCGGAGATAGTCTTGAAGCCATCAGCGAGGTCTGCGGTACCAGAGCCAGCTGGGTTACGCTTCATGGTGAAGAGGTTCTTGAAGAGTGCTTCACCTATCTTGCCTGCCAGGAACATGCCAATCAGTTTGGTGATAGGCTGGTTTTTGAGCGCATCACTCTGGAAAACATTGGAGCCCCAGATAGACTCACGAACAGCATTTGGTTCAAAAGGCTTGACGCATGAACCAAGGAATGTCTCCAAGGTACGGCCTGTGATGGTAACGCCATTCTCATCCTTGCGAGTAAGAGAGTATGGCCCGAGCTCCATGTCGCCTGCGAGCTCTCCGACAGTCTCCTTGCCACGAACGCCCACGCGTCGGCTCATGAATTTTGCAGCCTCGTCAAGAGCGCGTACCGGCATCTGAATGATGTCCTTGCGGTACTTAGCGAAGCTGGTCTTCAGAGAATCAGGAGTAATTTGAATTGTATTTTCTAAAGCTGCCAT